GTTGTTCATTGAGAGTGCTCAACTCGGTTTGAGCGAGATCCGCAGATGCTTTTTGGTCAGCGTCGAGTTGCAAATACTTTTCATCAATCGTTTGATTGACGGATGTCAGATCGTCACTTAAGGAGCCAATTCGTTCTTTCAGGTCACGAACTAAGGAACTCTGTGTATCTGACAAATCGCCAATCGCCGCCTCTTGCGCCTGTCGAACTAAACGGTCGCCTTCTTCGATCTGTCTAGCAAGCGCAGCTCTTTCATCCAAACCGGCTTGACGCAGACCTAGCGTCTCGGCGTCGATGTCTGACTGGAGATCTGCTATACGCCCTTCAAGCGACTTTGTGATGTCAGAACGTTGAGACAGCGCAGCGTCTTCTGATGTTGCAAGCTCTTCGCGCAAAAGATCACGCAGGTTATTGATCTCAGTCTGTCTAGCAAGCGTAGCAGCTTCGTCAGCGGCTTGTTGCTCCGCAATGATGCGGTCGTATTGTTCTGCGAGCAGTTGATCTGTGTCAGGAGTAATAGCTTCCAAGGTGCGAAGTGTCGGGCTGTCGGGTGCTTGTCTCACACCGCGATCAAACACTGGCCTCTGCATCAAGTAATCATCGAGCGCAGAATAAGGTGATGCCGCACTTCCGTACTCAGTCAGGGCTTGTGTCAGATCATTCGATTCTGCCATTTACATCACCAGTTTTTGCACGACCAGTATCCCGCTGAGAATACATCTTTTTTCTTTTCTACTGCATCGCAGTTGTGTCTGGCACGAAAGCTGCGCCGACGATCAGGGCTGTCACGCTTGATTTCCATATTCGGATCACCATAACGCACGATCTTCACCTGATCGCCCTTTTTGGCCAGAACAGCAAACTTTTTGTTCTCGCCGGGCGTTCTTTTTTGTTGGTTGTAGCCGGGAAAAGACTCACCTCGGTAGATGAGTCTGCCCGTCTTGGTTCGCTTTACGTCACTGATATCAGCCATAAGACTTGATCAATTCCAACACAATCATGTAGGTGTCACCGCTAGAATGACCGACAGTGGTGAAGTCAAGATCGCCTGTGATGCCAGAGCCTGCGTTATTGGGAATGCCACTGAAGTCACTATAATCGTGATATCCGTTGCTGTCCTCACTCAGACCGATTGCCAGCACGTTGCTGGTTGCGTCGAACTCGATCTTGACTGACATCCCAGTACACTGCCACCAAATCTTGTTAATTGTCACGCGGTTGCATGACAAACCAGCCGAGTTGCTGGTCAGTGCTGAAACGTCTACTTTTTTGACTGCCGATTCACCCGTGCCATCACTGGCGTTAGTGAACTTCAGGACGGCTTTACGCTCACCGTCTTGAATGGTTTGCGATGTTACCGCATCAGCCATAATTCACCTCCCTTTAGAGTTCAGTGGTAGCTGTGCGCTCTTTCATCGCAGAAATGTAATCGACAGTCAAAACTTTCGCTGCTGCGGCACCATTTTGAATACCGAAGCTCACGGTCAGTTCTTCGTCGTCTGGCGCATTTGTGCTGACAACGGTGCCGACTTCGGCATTGTTTTGGTAGACGTGAAAGAGTTGATCTTTGGGATCGAACACAAAGCCAACCGTCATGAAGGTATCATCAGCCATGACCGTTGGCAGGTTCAAAGTGCTTTGCGTACCGTCTTTCTCAACGATGAATTGCAGCGTTGTTGAGCCGTCAGTCAGCAGGAAGAAAATCCCGTCCGTCACATCAAGTGGTGACGTGTCGGTGAGCTGCAAGCCCATGACTACGTCAGAGGCATCTGCATCGCTGGTTTTCATGCGAGCCGCGAAAGCTAATTGCTTGGTTGACTCGAACTTGAAGCCCTCTTTGACGAGCTGTAGGAAATCGTTGTCGTTGTCGGCGTCATCGTTGGTGATGACCAGCAAGCCGCCGTCTCCATCACCTAGCGCCTCGGACGCATTGCCCGAACCGCCCTCGGTCGTGGTGATTGTCCAATCCGACGCCAGATACGTGTCAAAGTCGTTGAAGTAGGTGTGGTATTTCTGCGGAGCAGGCATCTTCAGTTTGCCCGATGTGCCAGTGGCCCCGACGTTGGTTACGCCCGAAGTAAAATGAGTCGTCATGAAAGTTCTCCTGTGTGAACCAGTGATCGGCCCATCCGACCACCATCTGACTCGCTCAGTCTATGCCAACGACTCACCAAAAAAAAGTTCATTTATTTGCACTTTTTGTTGTATAAATAGTTGCACATCGACACGGGATCATTATAATAAACGCCAACAACAACGGGAAATGATGATGACAACAAAAATCTACCAGTTTCACCTCACGCAAGAAGACAAGGATCTTTTGAACGAAAAAGGCTGGGGCGCTTCAGACAGGACTCTTGCTTACGCTGACAAAGGCATAGGCAACATCGATTTGAATCAATGGTTTCACGCCTACGATCATGTTGCGACGGTTGATGCCACGGACTTAGACGAGGTTTTCCGATTGACAAACCTTTGGGAAAAACCAGAGCTAGTTCAAAAGCACGCGCAAATGACCAGCGTATCGGTTGGTGACGTGCTGGAAATGGACGGTCAGTTTTACTTGGTCGCAAATTTTGGCTTCGAGCCAATCAACATCGAGAGAGCCGCATAAGCGGCACAAAAAAAGGGGGCATAAGCCCCCTTTCTTTTGCTTGGTATCTACGCGCCTTGTGAGCCGTAGATGCCGCGCCAGTCACTAAAGCCGAAGCTGTAACGCTCACGGGCCTTGTAACGGATGTTGCCAGTCGTAAAGTCTGGCTCCATCGTGGTTTCCATCGCAGTACGCTGGAACATCTTCAAGCCTTCGCCAGCGTCAGTAACGCTAGTTAGCAGGAAGAAGGCATCAGGGTCAGTCAGGTAGTGATTGACCGTGTAGCCACCGGGCAATACACCCGTGTTGCGTACAGCGTTGATGTCGTTATCGGCAGTACCAGAACGCAAAGTTGAGTTCAGGATACGGTCAGCAACAAACACTAACTGAGGTGGAACAACCAGCTTGGTAGCTTGAACAGAGATCGTTAGACCCTTGTCATCGGTAAACGTGCTGATGTCGATCAGCGCATCCTCCAAAGACGTTTCGTTCAAGTCAGCCATTGATGTCGCACGGTTTGCAGCAGTGCCGCCACCCGCTAGAGGGTGTGCCGTGTTGATCAATGTTACGCCGTCACCGCCAGTGAAGTTGGTATCAAACGCATTGTTCAATACGTCAGCGCCTTTTACTTCCTTGGTGTTAGCCATAGATCGGGCCAAAGCCTTCACATATCGCTTGCCTAACGAATCGTATAAGTTGTCTTCTACCGCTTCATCGGTCAAAGCGAAAGCCAACGCAACGGTGTCGTGCGTGTAACGAGCGGTAAAGCTCTCTGTAGCGTTGTCGAAAACCACGCCTTGGCCTTCGGTCTTAGTAGGCGCACTTCCAAACCCAGTGATCAAAACCTCTTCTTCAAAGGCTCGCTGTGAGTCTTCGATAGCAAAGATTTCTTCATACTCGCGGTCATATGAGTCGTAACTCATGCCGAAAAGCGAGTTCAGACCCGGCTCTAGCTCTTTAGCTAGTTGTGCTCTTGAAATAGCCATTATTTAACTCCCTATGCTAAGCCAGCGCCTTTGACGCCGAAGATTGAGTTTTGAATGACCACAAGCACGTTTGTGTTAGCCGAAGCAACGTCGTCGTTGTTCGGATCTTGTGAAATGTCAATCGCCTTGATTGGCAGGGTCGTTGCTGTCGCACCAGTGGTTACGTCCAGCTCAGCTCCCGAAATGCCAGTTTGTGTGCTGCCAGCACTGGTGTACACGATATCGAAGTTGCCGAAAAGATCAGCGACTGGGAATGTGTCATCAGCCTGCACTTCGTAAACAACATTCGGATCATCAATGATGAAAGCGATGATGTCTGAAGCGTTAGTGCTTGCAGGGTAGAAGTTGCTAAACACCTGCTCTCCACTGGTGGGATCGGTGAATTGACAACCGTTAAATACACCAACGATAGGCACAGTGCCTCCGTCAGCGTGAACTTCCACCGTACCGCCAGTGACTTGAGCGACCATATCGCCTTGAAAAATGGATGTTCCATAGTTCGCAGCAATACGATATCGACTTGAGCCACCAGAATAAGGTGCGCCACCGATCATTCTGACCGGCTTCATTCCAAATGCAGCGTCTTTATTCGCCATTTGTAATTACCTCTATCTACGTCCAAATGTGACGTTGCTATCGCGTTGAGGATCGTATTTAACATAACGGCTATCACCACGGGTCTCGTTGAACATGGTGTTGTCCAACGCATCAGTGGCCTCTTTGCTTTTAGCCTGATAATAGGCTCTCCGCTCTTCAACCGTCTCGTTAGGGATCTTCGCTAATAGCAACCCTTCGTTGTAAACCACGCCTTCGTGCCGTCCATTGTCCATTGTTGGTAAAGAACGCCATTCTTCAGGAAGATCAGTTCCCCTTACGAGTTCCCACCCTTCTCGAATCCGACGCGAGACATTAGCTCGGTCTTCTTGTCCCAACATAGACTCCCTGATCCACCGATAGGTATAACCTGCGGGTGGTGGAGGAGTTTCCAATGAGCGAACAGGTCGCCACGGTTTCCTGCGAGTCTGATTATCGTGTGACTGCGAATCACGGGATGAACGTGCGTTTGCTTTTGCTTCTGCCATTTTAGCTTGCCTCTCTTGCTGCAATTTTTTGCTTCTCTTTGGCTACTCGCTGCAACCATGCCTCTTCAGACATATTGTGCGGCTTGAGACCTCTGAGACGCTCTAGTTCTGACTTAGAAAAGCTCACGCCATTCTTTTTGCCTTGTGTTTTTGACCGACCTCCTTGGGAGGCGGAAGCGACTCTTTGCACAGCGGGTCTGCTTCCACTTTGAACGGTCTTAGATCCACTATTAGCGGATTTCGTGTGAGGATAAACCGTACCTACACGGCTGTCCAACTCCTCGTAATACTCATCTGAGCCAACATCATAGCCCTCGTTGGCTAGGTTGTAGTGAACATAATAGGCATATTGGGTTGCCTTCATGTCCTCTTCATCGTCTTTGTTAGCATACCAAGGATTGCGTTCATGCCACTCCAGAGCATCCTCTGTAGGCTGAACCTCTTGCTCGGCCTGCTGGTATTGTTCCTGCTGCACAAACTGCTCATTGCCTTGCGACACATACTCCTGCTCTTGCACTGCGGTCTGTTGTCGAGCCTTGGCTACACGCAGCTTTTCTTTTTGAATAGATATGTCGCTCTGGAGCTTTGCTGCTTTCGTTATTAGGTCTGCATCGCCGCTTTCGACAGCCTTGCGATACACATCATCAATTTGTGATTCCTTCGACGCCAAAGCCTCTTCTTCTTTCGCCAAGACTTGGTTTGACTGCTGAGCCGAATACTGCCGGTATTGCTGAAGCTCTGCCTCTTTCTGCAAAGCAATCTGCTCAAGCTGCTGCGCTCGCTGTTCAGCCTCGCGGTGCTTAGCATTCAGCTTGTTGATGCGCTTAGAAACCGATTTGGTGTAATTCTCAAGCTCGTCGCCAGAATCAGTGGTTTCTACTGGGTCTTCTGTGACCTCAATGGATACCTGCTCTTCTTCGACTTGCTGGGCGTTTTGGTTCTCAATCATGTGAAACTCACTATGTCATCTGGGTTAAGAATTGTGCCAATGACCTCATCATCATTGATGATCCTGACCTCGCCACCGTCTTCTAACTTGAATCGAGCGCCAGAGTAGCGACCAATCAGAACCCATTGCTTTTCTTGACACCAAGGCGTGTCGCCAAACTTTTCCGTGTCGCCGTAGCAAAGTGGCCCCATTTTTACAACATATGCCACAACCGTGGCAAGAGCCTCTCGATCTACGGTTTCTTTTAGGAGGTGAATGCCGCCATCGGACTGGGCTTTGCCCTTATAGGGCAAGACCAACATGCGCCAACCCGTAGGGTCTGGCATACGCTCTAGGGCAGATTTATCAAGCAAGGTGGGGTCAAGAACGCGCTCCGTGCTTGCAACGTAAGCGGATTCCGTGGTCGGGGTAGTCAATTTAGATTTCCTTATAGAACTCTTTAATGGTTTCCTCGACCAAGTTTATAACAGTTAGCTCGCCCTGCAAACTTTTATAATGTTCTATATCTTTGAGCATACTT